CCAACCTTGCGACACTTAGAAAGTGCCCCTGAAGCGTATGCGCTGGGCCAAACCTTGTATCGGCTTTTTACCTTGTGGTAACATGCGTCTTTTTTTGTTTTTGCTTTTTTTGCCATTAGTTATCTCCTTTGGAGGCTTGGAGATTTGAAAGGGCATCTGTCCACGACTGATCATAACTTGCTTGCCTTTCTGTCAAAGTCTCTACCGCTTGAACTAAATGATCTATTTTTACATCCATGACCTCGGTTCTTTTATCCACAGTAATCAATGTAGATATCATCCACACAAGTCCTGCTGACCCTAATGTCAAACCCGCGCCCCAAAATAAAAGCTGTACGTTTTTATCCATTATCTTTACCACTGCTTGCATGACCAATACTTGGCCTTTAATTTATCAAGAGTGCCTTTGTCACATCCATGTCTTGCACGAAATGATTTTCTGGCTTTTGGATTAGACTTTCGAATCTTCATATTAGCGTCTCCGAAACGAACAATCTTTTCCTTACCTTTGTCACATGCTTTAACAACAAACTTTTTACCGCCAGAAACTTGTCGTTTTGGCTTGTTGCATTTCATCTTTGACTTATCGATCTTAGCCATAACCCATCCCAATTAAGTAGCAGCGGGTTTTATCCCGCCACTATAAATCAACCAAAGAATCCAGTAATCGAATCAATGGCGGTAAGCGTTACATGACATTCATCGTCAAAAATCATGCCGTGATCTGGTATTGTTATCTGATTGTCATCACTTGCGTGAAAAATCATAGACAACAAAGTTGCACCAGAAGAACCGTTTTTAAAGACAACCGCAGGTGAACCACTAGAAGCAGTCTTTACATAGAATGCTTTTAACCTAGTTCGACCACCTTGAAGTGTCCCTGTAGCCGTAGCTGTTTTGGCAAAAATAGAAGCAGCCATGACGCCCTCCTATTAACCAAGATTATTGTTTTGCTGATACAGAATAGTAATCCGAATCTCACCCGCAGATGTTGCAGCGGAATTTGTAACTGTCAAACGAATATCAGCCGTTCCTGTATCTTCCCAAGCTAACGCGCCACCAGCTTCAGTGGTTGGATATTTGCGTCCAGCCGTTGTTCCGATTGCAAACGTATTAACAAGTGTTGCTGCACCACCAACCGTGTCTCCGACACTTATGTTTGTAGCTCCACTTGCCGCTGTTATAACGTCAAGTACACAGTCAATAATTTGAGAGTTTGCTGGAATGACAACATCTGTAACAGATGCCGCTAATGCACCACCAGATAAGTCCGCCGCAAAGGTTTGCGCCATTACAACCTGACCAGTGTTTTTGATGTTTGAACCAAGGGTTGTACCTGTGGTTTCTTTGATGGTCCCTGCTTTAATAGGACCTGAAAATGTTGTTGTGCCCATGTCGATCTCCTGTCTGGGTTAGTCAGTCGCCCCATGCGACTGTCAGGGATGATTTAACTATACAGTAAATTTGACAAAAAGAAAGGGGCAACCGAAGCTGCCCCTTAGTTCAGGGAGGAGGTGTATGAAACACCACCCCCACTATAGCATAAGTTTACGCACCTGGCGAACCAAATACTGCGCGTGGATCTGAGAATCCGAAGCTGTAACGCTCACGCGCTTTGAAGCGCATGTTGCCAGTGTCGAAGTCTGCTTCCATGCCAGTAGTCATTGGCGTACGCTCGAAGTGGATAAATCCACGAGGCGCATCTGTCATGATGAAGAACGCATCTGGGTCAGTTAGGAAGTCATTTACCGCATAACCTTGTGGTAACATTCCCATTGAACGTAGTGCGTTTACGTCATTGTCAGCGGTTCCAACACGAAGGTTAGATACCATTAGACGCTCTGCAACAAACTGCAATTGTCTTGGAACTAAAAGTTTCAAGCCGCGCAACGCGACTTTAAGACCACGTTCGTCAACAAATCCTGCGATGTTGATAAGAGCATCTTCGAGAGATGTCTCATTCAAATCCGCAGCAGTTGTAGGTTCGTTGGCAAATGTACCACCTGAAGTAAGCGGGTGATCCGTTGCACAAAGCGCAACACCATCACCACCAGCAGTAGCGCCAGCAGTAAATGCGTTGTTAAGAACCGCAGCGGCCTTAACTTGCTTTGTGTGAGCCATTGAACGAGCCAACGCACGAGTATAACGTGAACCAAGACGATCATATAGATTGTCTTCGATAGCTTCCTCAGTGATTGAGAATGCCAACGCTATTGTTTCGTGGTTGTAACGAGCAGTATATGCTTCGTTAGCGTCGTCAAAGTTGATTGCAGAACCTTCCGATTTGGTAGGTGCTGCGCCGAAACCACTCAACATTACTTCTTCTTCGAATGCTCGATCAGAAGATTCTGTTGTGTAAATCTCTGCATGTTGGCCTTCGTACCTATCGTACTCCATGCCAAACAAGGCATTGAGACCAGGTTCCAACTCTTTCGCTAGTTGAGCGCGAGATATAGCCATAAGTTAGTCTCCTTATATGCCAGTCGTTGAAACAGTGCCACCCGCAGCCGCACCATTTGGTGAGTTGAAGGAGTTGTTTAAACGAACGATTACAGGGATACCAGCCGCAGTGAAGTCTGAGTTTTCTGGATCATCTTGGAAACCCATAATTCTCAGATTCAAGTTAGCAGTGGTGTTGATTGTGCTGACACCCAGCTTGGCAGTAGAGATACCTGTGGTCGAAGACCCAGCAGCACCGTCTGCAAAGTTAGCATTAGCAAACACATGTCCTTGTGCAGTTGCTGCGCTAGTTAACGAAGCGTCTGAACAAATAACAAATGATTGTAATGGGTTGTCATATACGAAGGCTTTGACGGGATGGTTAGAATCCGCGCCAGAACCAGGCCAGTTGTTTGAGAAAATTTTCTCACCAGTGGTGGACGAAACATATTCGCAACCCCAGAAAACACCTAACAGACCAACAGTGCCTCCAGCAGCCGCACCAACTTTGTCAATAAAACCAGTTGAAAGCGGAATTACAGGAGAGCCTTGAAAGATCGTGTTTGTATTTCCAGAGGCGATACGATACTCGGTCGCACCAGTGGTGTTAGCAGCCTGACCGACTACTCCAATCGGGCGAAGCCCGAATGCACCGTTAGTGTTTGCCATAGTAGCAATCCTCTAAGTTAGTCGGCGTCTCGTCTTGATCCGCCGAAGGTTACACGACTTTGCCGATCAGTATTAATCGGCATTGAAGGATGTTGTTCCTTCATAAGGTCCTGATCCACAGCTACCATCTGTTCGCGGGTTCGGCTCCCGTAATACTCGTTTCTCTCTTGGGCTGTTTCGGCAGGAATACGACACAGCATCAGTCCACCTTGTCCTATGACGCCCTCGTACCGACCTTCATCGATAGTTGGAGCTTCGTAGTTTGGATATTCATCCTTACGGACGGGTTCCCATCCTTCTCGCAGCTTGGAGTTGACATTCATTTTGTCTTCCTCGCCACGCATTGAGACTCGTATCCAGCGATGCACAAACCCTTCAGGAGCGGGTGGTGCAGCAAGATGACTGGGCGGTGCCCATGGTTTTCTGCGCGTTTCTGTTTCGCGTGTTTCGCTTTTACGCGGTGTTCTTGTGTCAGCCATTATATCACTCCTTTACATACTTGGCGTATTCTTCGAGAGGTACGCCCAGTTTTTTCGCAATCGCTACTTGTGAGTGCGATAACTTGACCGACCTGCGCCCCTGTTTGTTAGTACGGGATGCGGAATTACCAGCAGAAGCGACCTGATTTCCACCCGATTTCTTAGCCGTATTAAACTTGTGCGGAAACTCCGAACGAATACGACCATCTATTTCAGTATAATACTCATCGCTGTTCGGGTCAAACCCTTCTTCTTCGACAAGTTGTTGATGTAACGTAAAAGCAGCAGTGGTCATGATCTTATCATTACCAAACCACTCATTTTTTTCTGCCCACTCTTTAGCCTTTGGGTCAACCTTTGCAGGGGCTTGAGCCTGTTGAGGCTGTGTTTGTTGTTGAGGCTGCGCTTGCTGTTGAGTTTGTGCTTGTTGTTGCTGATCGACGCGACTTTTTGCAGCGCCATACCGCTGTTTATCTATTGCGATTTGAGCAATTTGCTCCTGTGCAGCAAGCATTGCATCCGTGTCACCTGCTTCGTATGCCTGTTTGTAAGCACTTTTTGCAGACTGTTCTTGTGTAGACAGACGGTTCCCATACTCAGTTAGGTATCCATTGTCTAATTGTTGTACACGGCCTTTAAGTTTATTGTTTTCATCCAACAACTTTTGCGCCATTCGCACCGCTTCTTCTCGGTCACGTTGTTCATTTCTGTAACGCTCGGTAAGTTTTTTGATACGCTTTTGTACCTTCTCACCGTAATCCTCAAGTTCGTCGTCACCTTCAGCAGCAGCTACCTCAGTCTTTTCTTCGACCTTTTTCTCAGGTTTACTGTCTTCCTGCTTTTCTTCTACAACAACTTCTTGCTCTTCAACTTCTTGTTTTTCTTCAGCCATAATCCTGCCCTATACTTGTTTCACATCATCTGGTTCTAAAATCGTAGCAATAACCTCATCATCGTTAATGATGCGGACTTCGCCTCCGTCAATTTTAAAACGAGAACCTGAATACCTGCCTATACAAACCCATTGACCTTCTTCACACCAAGGTGCTCCTTCGGGTCCAAACTTGTCTGGATCTTTGTATGCTAAAGGTCCTATCTTCAGAACGTAAGCAACTACAGTAGCTACCGATTCACGTTCTCGAACTTCGTCAGGAATGTATAGTCCACTCGAAGTCTTAGCTTTGCCTTGATATGGCATAACTAAAATCCGCCAACCAGTCGGCTGCGGCAATCGTTCGAGTAAAGGTTTATCTAAAAGGGATGGCTCTAGTACGCGATCCTGTGCATCCACATACGCGCTATCAACTGCAACACCTGAGACTTCAGCTTTTGCAGCTTCTTTCTCTTTGTTCATTTTCTGCGCGACATGGTCAGGAAGATATAAAGTCTTCGACATCGTCTACGTTTTTCTCCAGCAGGGACTTGATTTCTTCACGAGCAAAAGAGAGTCCCCGTATCTCTCCTACAGACATTTTGTACTGTTCCCAATCTTTAACAGCACCATTTGCGAGGGCAGAAGATATATCCTTTTGCCTCTCTTCTAATTTTTTATACAAATATTTTGATAAGTCAATAACGTCCATTACATATTGTCCCTGTACCCTTCTTGTGCATTATACATAGTTTGCACGTTTAGTCTATGAGTTCAAAATGTGGACCATCAATAAACGGACGACGACCTTGTGATCTTCGTAAATCAATATATGCATTCATAGCATCTTCCATTGTGCCTTCCCATTTACGAATATCCATAGGGTATGGCATTTCTGGTGTGCCCCATGCGGCTCCCCAACATATAGGAACACCCACGACTTCCGCTGCTTCTTTGATTGCGTCAGCAAGATCATCGTACAAATTCAACTCCCAACTTGCCCGTCCGTTGACAAAGGCCATAATGTCGAAAGCCTTACCTTCGAGGTGCTTAGATTTCATAGTTTGTGATGCGCCTTTGGCTACCAACTCTTTTTGTTGTTCGATGGTTCTCATACCTTGAACAACTCCGAAATCTGTCTTCGTAAGAGTTATGGCATGTTTCACAACTGCCTGTAATCCATCATCGATTCCCTCTAGCCTATCAAGGCTACGTCTGCTTAATTTAAAATCACCCATGTTTTTTTCCTTTTTATTTTTTACCCATAAACTGTTTACCACCACGGATTCCTATAGCCGCACTGCATACAGCAAAAACTAACCAAGTGTACCATTCTGGCAACTCAGACAAACGGTCAAAGCCGTTTTTAACAACTTCTTCCAACCCAGGAATGAAACATAAAATAACTGGGATCATTACGATAATTGTTATAAATTCGTCTTTCCACGAGTTCTTTGTGCTCTCTGCCATAATCCTCTCCCAATCCGCAGTCGAGGTTTCTTTTGACATTAAAATGGCGGCTTTCGATTCCGCCTCAACGAGCTTTAACTTCGCATTTGCTGTGGCCTTGTCAGCTTTACCTTGTAAATAACTACCTGCAAGGTTTGCTATTGGACCTAATAACTGTCCTATCATTTGTTAGTCCCCATGTTTGTGAAGCCAAAGTAGGCTGCTGTTACACCCGATACAGCGACAACGTACACAGCGGCTATGTCTGCAAGTAAATTTGATGCTTGCTCTAATCCTAGCCATGATGCCATCACTATGGCAAAGGGATATAAAACCATACCACTCAGCGCAAACCACGTCATGCGTAGCTGTGCGTCTCGTTTAGCGTCAGCATCTTCCATCATACGACGACGATCCTCGAGCATAATCTCACGTTCGTCGGGATCAATCTTTCCATTATCGTTAAGATCGTATTTTGTTTTGGGCATCTGCATACTCCTCTACAATTCGTCTATTATAACCAAGTATTACTAATTTACCATTTTTATCGTATACCGCAAACTTTTTGCCTCGTTCTACTATTACGGGCTTGTAAGCTCCAGACAGGTCACCGTCATCGACGAGTGGGTTACCATTATCTTTGCCTTCTCCGCTTCTACTTGGCATTCCTCATAATCCGAAAATGTTTTAAGCTGATAGTATTTTAAATGATCTGTATTAACAAAATGCAAGAATACTAAAATATAAACCATTACCACTGACCTCTAGATTTACCTATAAAGTATATCATACCTCCAAATAAAACAAATCCACACAGAATGATAGCTGTACCAACCACCCAGTTTATAAGGTTGTCTATCCTTTCTTGCCTTTTATATACCGCTTCTTTTTGTAGTTTTCTCTGTTCAGCCTCTATAGCCACGATGCTTTTCCATGCAGATGGTCCATAATATAGAGAGATATAAGACTTCAATTCCTCACGCATCTCTTTGGCTTTTTGCTGCGCCGCCCATATCTCAATCGCAGATGTGTCGAATCCTGGTTGAACTCTTCTCCAAAGGGGTGGGTCTTTCGCTTTGTTACCAAGATAATCTAAATCGGACACAGCTTTGCCAAACCTAGAAAGATCAGTTCCTAGTTCACTGATTTCTTTACCCACAGAAACGGCTTTTTTTATGCCGTTAAAAGCGAGAGTACAGGCGGCGATTGCGCTTGCTGGATCTATCATTGGACATTACTACCTCGCGTCAGAATGAATGGGACTGCGTGTAAGGTACTCTAACGTATTTTCGAGGGTTTTTATACGGGCTTGTAATTTTACGATTTGATTAAATTGTAAAAGAAACCCTTCTTGCGTTTCGTATACTTCCTCAAACTCTTCATAAATTTCATCAATAGTGTCGCCACCATCTTCTTCTACTTCAATGATATACTCTATGATTTCATCTATTCTTTCAGTATTTTCTTCGACATCCCTAATTAAATTGGTTCTGTCGGTAGCATTGTTTTCAATGGTAAGCGTTTCCACTTGTTCAGTAAGTCCTTCAATAATCGACGCTTGAGAACTCGCATACCAGATACCACCGCCCACAGTAGATACAATCGCCACCACCGCAGATGCGGCTACAGCTATGTTTACCTTGGGCAGTTCCATATCTAACTCCGTTTGGCAACGGCTTGTCGTTGCACTTCAATACGTTCACGGTTTACTTGATTTCTATTTCCAGCAATTTCTTCCTGACTTTCAATACGCGCTGCGTCCGTAACCGCTTGCTGTTGTAATTTTGCAGCATCCATCATGACATCGGATTCATCTACCTTAGACTTACGCTCCAACTCTTGTTGCTTGAGAGCAAGCTCCTGCATACGAATTTGTACAAGTGGATCCGCCATAGGATCTTGTCCTTGTGGAGTGATCTCTGCCAATGTCTCCTGCATGATCTGCATTTCCTGCAAGGCTACCATCTTCTCTACCTCGGCGGGATTCTGCATTTCTTTCTGAACTTCCATGATTTTCTGCTGCGCTGCCTGTGGATCTACTGCACCCATCTGAGCATTCAACTGCACCTGACTGATCAATCCTTGGATTTCTGTCATAACTAACTGACGTGCTTTCATGGCAATGTGCTCTTGCAAGTGTGAGTAGAACGTACCCATGACCTGCGGTGATGTCATAACCAATGGCGTCTTCATAAACATGACATGGATCTTAATGTGTGCGTCGTGATCCTGATCAGGAAACGCTTGCAGCAATTGACCCATCAAGCCTCTGGCATTCTCCAAGGCAGGGTCCATAGGCTGTGGCTGCGGCGGCGGTGGGAGAATCTCATCGATGTTCTGAACCTCAAGGGCCTGATACATTCGACGATACGCCGCATGCAGATTATGCATTTGGGGGTTTGACTGCGCTAACTGCAACTGAGTTTGAGCTAATGTGACCCTTTGTGCCATGGAGAATATGTTTGGATCGCTGACAGGAATGATATCAACACGATCATCAAAGTCTGTAGCCTTGATTGATTGCTCCCCACCCGCAACCTGATATGGATACTCAGGTGGTAGGTTCTCGGCAATAATTCTAGCTAGAATACGGAACTCTGTTTTCTGTGCATAGTGCAACCGTTTGTGGATAGCAGACATAACTTTCATGCCACGTTCCAACATCGCCATGGTTGTACCCACAGGCGTCTCTTGGTTCATGTTGCTAACCTGTTGGTCAGCCAATGACACAAAGCGTCTACCGCCCTCGATCAACGCACCAAGGAGTTGTGCAAGCGTACCTGATGGTTCTTTGTATGGCAGCGGTATAATCGAGTCTCTGATGTTACCACCAGGAGCGTCAATGTCTCTCCACTCACCTGGCTGCAATGGCTCGTCATCGTTCCGTACTCGAACACCACGCGCCTTGAAACCTGCTGGCAAGTTTGCCAACGTACCCGCATCGATCAACTGACGAAGAATACTGGTTGCGGCACGGCCCAATCCACCAATCATGTGGATCAAACCGAAACCATAAAAACCAAGACCAGGCATAAACCTGTAATGCACGAAATATTGTT